CTAGGACGCGCCATCCTTCCATATCTCCTGTGCACGCTTACTCATGCCGTTAGTATCAATTGGTTGGTCATCAACAAGCAATTGTGCATCGTCTGTGCAACGCCATTTGCCGCTGATTTTACGCGACGGATAAAGCTGACCATTTTTAGCCAGCCTTGCTAACTGGGCGTGACTCATTTCAAAACTAAGGTTTTCCTTAGCCCACTCGGTTAACTCTATCCACATAGTGACTCCTATTTGACTAACTCCTTAAAAACGCCTTTGACTCGTTCAAAGTCGCTCTCTATTCGCTTGAGTCGTCTAACCTCGCTTTTGAGGTTGTCTATCTCTTCGAAGAGCGAAGGTATTTTCGCCGCCGCCTCAAGAAGAAGTTCTCCTTTCTTGGTAGACTTGAGATACTTCTTAGCTTTGTCGATAGCCTCTTCGTCATTGGCATCAGTTCTAACCGTGAATGCCATTAGCTTTCACCGTTGCTTTCTTTGATTTGAAGATCGATTAACTCACCTTCCACTTCGGTCGCACTGCAACCACCATCCCATTTAAGACCGCAGTTGTCGCAACCTATCTTGTTGCATGTGTCTTGGACGATGTTTAGTAGCCTCGCGTTTAATTCTTCGATTCTTGGGTTTGCCATAGTAACCTCTGGTATCAGAAACGTGTCACCTGGTCGACTCGAGATAAACTTTCTGGTATCAGAAAGGCGTTGCTGCAGCGACCGGTATGAATGATTGTGGTATCAGAAACCGATATGAAGCAGTATCTGATCTAGGTTTATAGCGATGCACGCCCAAAGCATGCACCACAGTAAAAGCATTAGTTTGTAGTAGGCTGGCATAAGAACTCCAATGCCTCTCCGTGTAACTCTTTGGGAATAATGAGATTGCCGAATTTATCCAGTTCAGTTACATGTGACTGGTTTGGCGTTTGCTCATGATTAATCCAATGAGGTTGCTTTTCGTTTTTTGCATAAACGACTACATAGCCGCTTCGTTTTAGGTAGGAAATGAAAGCCTCAATTAAATGAGGCTCAATTTTAAGTTCGGATAGATTCATATATTACTTTCTCAAAGCGACTACATCTGGTGATGTTTCGTAGTGGGCGAAATCAAGATCTTCTCCTGCGTCAAGTGCCGCCTTAATAGCGTCGTTGTCATCTTCGAACGTGACGACGCGGCGCTTGAATCTCGCTGGAACCTTAGCTTTATCAACCACGAGCCTTTGAGTTCCGGCACGAATATAAAAAGTTCCGTAAGCGCCTTTTCTGCTATTGATATCTAATAGCGTGAATAGATTCAATAACGGATATAGCATTCGCTTTCTCTCGTTCTCTAGGCTTACTGCGCGATCTCCGTATGATTTCCCTTGGTCTGACAATGCCTTTTTTTCAGCTTTGGCGACTTGTGCTTTTTGCTCCAAATCATCCATTACCTTTCTGTAGGCCATTAGCTTTTCGTCAATGGTAAAATCGAGTCCCGCAAAATTGTCAGCGATGGTGTCGTCGTCCCATCCTTCCTCTTTCGCGAGAGTCATCATTTCAAAAACCTGCTTGACGATTTCATTCATCGAGCGAGGTTTATTAGCCATTTGCGCTTTCTCCAGTTGACGCCATATCGTCTACATACTGCTTAGAAGCTTCTTGAAACTTGCTTTCAATTTTTGCGTTAGCCGTATCTAGCTTGCGTTTTATATCGTCGTTGCTTGCAGGGATCGCGGTGAGGTGCGTAAGAGCTTGCTCCTTGAATCGTTTCATTTCAGCAAGAGATTTTGCTGTATTGAACTTATCAACAATTACTTGAGCTTTGCTCATTGCGTTATCAAACGCTTCGTTCTCTCGTTCCATTTGCTCAAGTTTTTGTTGAGCTTGATCTTGAAGACTTCCAACGAACATGTAATGAGCATCTTCAAATTTGCCTTGTCGAACATCCGCGTTCCAACCGAGTTTAGCGAATGCTCGGCTAAGGAAGTTTGACTCAAGCTTTTTGAAGTAGTCATCATCGTATGATTCGTAAGGACCATTCTTGCTCGTATAAACGCGCTTAAATGCAATCGAGTTGTGCAAGGGGAATGAAACTCTTTCGCCCGTATTTGGGGAAGGGTAGAAGAATGTCGTTTTAGCCGAGATTACCTGACCGCGCTCAGTTTCATGTATTTCAGTTAAACCCCAAGACTCACCATAGTTGCCCCACATATTGGTGGCTTGTTCAATCTGATGATCAACGTCTACGGCGGTGTATTTTCTCTCGCCATACTCAACAGGTTTAGTGAAGCGAGGATTTGTTTTGCAAACAAGATCCCAAATGGTACGTCGAGATTTTGTTTCTTCGTCGTAATCTGGCTCTGGAATAGGCTCGTTAGCTGGCTCTTTCTCTAAAATATTCTGAGGAATATCATCGCTGTCGTCAGGCTCATCAGAATCGGAAGTATCGACAGCATTATCAGATTCATTTTCAGATTCACTTTCGACTGATTTACTTTCTGCTGGCTTATCGTTACCAGATTCTTTTGGCTCATTAGCTGGCTCTTTTTCTGCTGATTTGTTCTCTTGGTTTGACTTCGAGCATCGCTCGACAAGCGTTTGCGCTAGTGTTTCAACAAACAATGAGTTGCACTTAGGGATAGATACGATTTTCTGAGCCAGCAATTTAAGGTCAGTATCATCCGTGATGTTAGGAATGATTGTGTTGTAGCAAAGCATTGGTTCGCCAGCGGTCGTTTCCGACACTCGCTTATCCAATCGCTCGATAATTGCGTCGTAGATTTCTGTAAACTCAATTTCATTTGAGTCTTGCTCGACACCAATTTCAACACAGTTTTCTTCAAAATCTTGAAGGTAAGGCGATTTCATAAACTTCTTAGCTAGACTCATTGAGCTGTCATAGGAGTAAAGCGAGTCTGTTATCGCCTGAGCCGACGCCTTGATTGCATCTTTTCGAGTTGCTACGCAATCTTCGTTAAACGCGCTCGAATCGCCAAACACCACTTCGGTTTTTAAACTGCCTTCGTGGGCGTAACACCACCCCTCATCACCGCAATCTTTTATCGCGATAACTACATGTAAATCTTCTGAGAGTGGCAGGGCAGCTTTAAAACATCGATCTTCTAACAGACTATCGTTAGCCGCTGGTTTGTCGATAACCTCTTCAATGTGCTTCATGCTCTCTTTTGTTTTTTCAGTGAGCGTGACTGGCAAGTAAGGTTTGAGTACTTCTTTTAGCACTTCAATGTCGTAGAGAACATCAATTAACTGCATTGAGTTAATGTGCTCAATTGCTTGTTCCGGTGATTTGTCGAGAGGCCAAATGTCAGCAAAATCGCTTTCTATTACCTCAAGAAAATCTTCGTGCTTCGCTATACATTCTTTGGCGTTAGGGTGACTAGCTACCGCTTCAATAAAGCGTTCGCTTGGTTCCATGAAATCAGTGTAAAAGTCATGAGCCATTACAGCAGACAAAAATGCCTTGTGGCTGTCATCGCCAAACTCGTCTTGATAGTCGAGAAATGCTTCAAGCCGAGAGATTGAAGAATCAATAGCGTCACCTCGATTTTCTGTCACGCGATCCAGATTCATTCGTTCATGCTTGTCTAGCCCGTTGCACAAGTATCGAAACCCGTAAGCCCACTGTTTACTGCCAACGTTCAAAACGAAGACTTTAGCTGCTTGCATGTTGTCTTCGGTGCTTTGGTAAATAAACGATGACTCTTCGACCGCAGGATCTTTCGTGTTAAAGAATCCGTCGTTACCAAGAGCAGGGTATTTTGACTCAGTCAACTCTTCTTGAACTTCCTCTTTAATCTCTGAACCTTCGACACTTGGAGTCGACGCTTCTAGCTTCAACACTTCCGCGTTGTATTCTTCTTCGCTAACCTTCGACAAGCTAGGAACCTTGTACCAGTCGTTATACGTTTCTGATTTGCCGTTGAAGCTAGGATCAAGCTCTTCAACTGCTTTTCGGATTAAGTCTTTCGCTTCTGTTTGAGTACCAGCCTTGACGGGCAATGTAAGTGTCACCCCATCTTTTACTGGATGCTTTGAAACTTTCTTTTCACAAGTAGCAATAAAGAATTTATCGGCCATTTTATCGGTTCCTTATACAGCTAAGCTGCCTTGTAGTTTGATTGAAGATGCGTTTTCGAAATTCAAGATCTCTGCCTGACACCAAGTAGAAGGCACTCTGTAACCGTGCTCTCTACAGTAATCAGTCATGATTTTTCGATTGTGCGGTAGTTTTTCTAACTCACAGCGAAGTTGCTGTAGGTTTTCGGTAGTAAGCTCTTCCACTTAGAAGTTCCTCGGTAGAGATATTAAACAGAGCACACAGTGCCAAGACTGGCGTTAAGTCGGAGAGAAGCAATGGGTGCGCTCTTTGATACCCCTAAAAAAAAGCCCCGCACTTGGCGAGGCTAATGTCCGTTTAAATGGCTATGTGAATTACTGAAACTGCGCCATTTGTCATTTGCTTGATAATGTCTTCAAGCGATGGTTCGTTGTTTGCTGGTGGCTCTCGGTTGATCTCATCAACCAATTCGTCTGACAAACCAACAAGAGAAATTTCATTTCCAGAAAGTTTTAAACTCGTCTTGTCGTTATTGATTGCGGTTTTGTCAAAAATAAGATGAAAGCCGTTGCCCTTAATTTCAAATAGGTCTGCTTGACCAATACTGCAAAAATTGCACATTTTATTTTTCCGTCGTTGGTTGCTATCTGAAAGCGCACTTGATGCTAGGTTCCTCCTGACTTGGGTCGGGACGCTTGCTATTTTTTAGCCTGCTGCCAACAGACTGGCTCGTCGTAACCTTGCAAGGCTTACACCCTAATTGAGAAAGGCTTTCTATTTTTACGTGTTGGCTTCACACATAGTTTGACTATGAACAGATGGTTTTACATGTCCTTATCAACAGACAAAACCAGCACCAAGCACGCTTTCAGATAGCAAATTGCGGTACCGAACTAAAATTAATACACAGATCTTTAAGGATTAATTCAGCACCGCAATTTTGAAATGCCCCTAACGCGATTTATCAAGGCTCAGTCGGTTGTCACTATCAAAATCGACCGACCGCTAAGAGCATTTCAAAATGGCTCTCACATGAAAGCCAAAGCCCGTTACTACTAAAGCACCTATGGGATAGGCCTAGTCGCCTCACCATGTCGGGCGACCGTAGATTTACTTTCGTTACTAACTCAACAATCCGATACCGTTGAGACTTGGCGCCACGATAGCAGGGCGCATGTTTTTCAGATGGACAAACAATTTGTTAAAGAGCGTTTCGCGTTAGCGATGAGCTAAACTTATTACAAAAGTAATCACATGTAAATTACTTTTGTAATTTTTTTCGAAAAAAAAATGACCCATTTCGGGTCATTTCGCACTAAAAGTTTGTTTGTACGCTCTAAATCATCTTAGTCGCGATGATAATTGCTTGGTTCACTAGCTCTTCTACTTGTTCTCGATTTAGTCCTAATCGCTGAACTGCGTGTGACAATCTCTGTAGTTCGCTATGCTCATCCCCACCTTGCGGCTTCATATCTCCCTCACCAGTTGATAACCAAATTGGGCTTACGTTAAGCGCTGCGGCAAGCTCCACCAGCTTTGCTGTGCCTTGAAAGTCTCCTTTCTCAATACGACTGATGGTCGATTGTTTTAGTCCTGCTCTCTCTGCTAGTTGATACTGATTTAATTTAGGCGAGTGCATGGCTCGTGCTTTTCTCACCCTCTCGCCAAAGCTCAAAAGTTTGTCTTCGTTCATTTGTCCGTTTGTCCATCTGTAATCACTTGAATTTTACAACCAAATAAAAAACTGTTTTAATTACAAAAGTCATATAAAATTATCGAAATAATTATTCTTGGAGTTATTGTGTGGATTGATGAATTAGGAAAAAAGGTAAATGCGCAAGGTCAGAAGGCAATCGCACTTCAACTCTCAGCTAGCCAGTCGGTCATTTCGCTTTGGCTTCGAGGCGAGAGAATACCTAGCACTAAATACATTCTTCCGTTGGCTGCGTTAATTGAAATGGAGCCTAAAAAGTTGCTTGAGGAAATAAACGAAAATGAAAAAGGGTGAAATCAACAAAGAGTCGATACCAATTGACCGAGTAGTGACGATCACTGCACCGATCCAAATTGTTATTCGGAAAGGGGAATTTACTACGAAGGATTTGGTAATAGCAGGAAAAGAAGTTCAGTGCTTTCAAGGGCTAACAAACATGCTTCTTGAGAAGCAGGAAGAGTTTTCCGCCAACCAGAAACAGAAAACCCCTCACGATTGGTAAGGGGTTCGAGTAATAACTTTCGTCTATTGCAGTAGACGTACGAATATTGCGCAACTTGGCGCAGGAAGTCAAGCTATATGAGCAACGTATTAGATATGCTTTTTGTAAAACGACCACTCGTTGTTAACCCACAGCTGGCAGCAGAAATTGGGTTAAACGAGGCCATCGTTTTGCAACAAGTCAAATACTGGACTGATCGTTCGGAGTTCAAAAAGGACGGTTTAGTTTGGGTTTACAAAACGGCGGAGGACTGGGAAGTCGAGTTTCCTTTCTGGTCAAAGCCAACTATTCGTAGAACGCTGAAATCCATCGAAAAGATGAAGTTAATCAAAGCAGCTAAACTACACGGTTTCTTTTTCAAAGATACTTCAAATCAAACGCTTTGGTATGCCATAAACACAGTAAAAACCCCATGTGATCAAGTTGATAACATGGAAGTTAACGAATGTGAAAATGGAAATAATCAAGTTGAGCAAATCGAAGTTGCCAATTTGAACAAATCGAAGTTATCAGATCGATCACATGGAAGTGATCAAAATGGTGAGTTCTTATCAAGTGATCAACCTGATCAACTCTCTACAGAGACTACAACAGAGATTACTCCAGAGACTACATCTAATGATGTTGAATATCAGATTCTCGGTTATCTGAATTTAAGAAGAAAAGCGGTATTCGAAACATTCAATCTTGTAGTTCGTGATTTAAGAATTGTTGAATCAAATCTAAAGCCGATTCGTTCTGTCCTAAAAGCCAAGTATTCACAAGATGACATAAAACTCGTCATCGACTATTTGATCCTAAAGTGGGGTAACGATGCTGGAATGCGAGAATACCTTACGCCAGCTTCAATATTTCGCGTCAGCAAGTTTGAGACAAAACTTAGTTGGGCTCAGGCGTGGATTGATAACGGCCAAGTGTCAATACAAAAGCAACCAGCTAACGATGTTGATTGGGACGATAAGAGTTGGGCTGATCAATTTGATGGGGACTTTTAATGAAAGCGGTTCATAACATCAAATTACCTCAATGCCAATCTAATAACGTTCCAGACAAGAAGGTAACCGACGAAACTCGCGAGTTCGTTAATTATATTTTCCGTGAACTTCAAAGCGCATCGCCAGCTTGGAGAGCTTCATTTCCAGACAATAACTCTTTAGTCGCAGCTAAACGAACTTGGTTAAAAGCGCTGGTGGAATCTCGCATCACCAACCCTAGTCAAATCGAACAAGGGTTGCGTATGGCAAGAAAGGATGACTCTGATTTCTTTCCAAGCGTTGGAAAGTTTATCTCTTGGTGCGGCACTAACGCAAAAGTACCCGATCGAGATACGGCATTCGCAATGCTTGAGCAATACACAAGGTGCGAATATCACGCGATACCTCGTGAAGTAAAAGCCATGTTCGACCTGATCGGCAAAAGCACATTACGCAAAGGTAACGTTGGCGATATTTACCGAGCATTTAAGCGCAATTACAAATTCATTTGTGAAAAGCTTAACGACGGCAGCTCCATTGATAAATACCTGATCGAAAAACTACCAAAACCTAAAGAGCCAGAACTGTCACCGGAAGAGAAAGAAGCTCGCCGTTTGAGAATCCTATCTGAAATCCAAAAGACAAAGAAAACACTCAAAGGGGAGCGTTGAATATGAATCTTCCTAAATTCTGGTATGACGGATCAAAAAAATGGGGCATTGCTTCTGACTTAACATTCATTATCGAACGTCTTAATCGACTCAGTTACGAAAACCAAAAAATCGCAAGTGAGCAATACGACGACATATTCAAGTTCCACATCAACAAGGGCGAAGTGACGCTAGCTAGAAAAAACGCCAACACGATGCTTAATGACTTTGCAAATGAGTTCGGCATCAGTAAGTCAGATTACCAAAACATCAAAGCTGCAAACGACGATCAAGTCCATATCGACGCTGCAATTGAGCGACTAAAAGGATTACAGAAACGAGCGAAACCACACATTAGCTTTGAGAAACGGAGTCGTAAATGTGCGTAAACAATCAGCAGAAATTTACACGTCTTTCATGGGCGATGAACTTGAAATCACCGTCGATTTTTACGACTTGGGGGAAGATGGTTTGGAAATCGTAAGTGTTCGAATTACAGACTACAAAGCAGAAGAGATCATCGACATTACGCCAATGATTGTGGCTATCGGTGGGAAAGTTTTGAAGTTATTGAAAGAGGCTCGTGATGCAGACCGTTAAAGCCAAAAAATCGAAAGATGAATTGATCGGCATGATAGGCACTGGTGGATACCTTCAATACGCGACAACAGATATGCAAGAGAAAGCCTCATCAATGCGTGGTCGCCTCGTATCACTAAAACCAGTCAGGACTAAGAAGGGCGAACAAAATCGCATCCTAGAGCACCACAGGAAGTTTTTCGCTCTACTTAAACTTGGCTTCACGTATTGGTCGCCTGAGGTTGACTTGGTAAGTGAGCCTGAGCGTTGGGCTGCGCACGAAACGGCAAAAAGATTCTGCTCAATGGCAGGGCGAGAAGATATGTATGAAACACACGGTACTGAAATTGCCGAGTTGGTTCTATCTCAACTCAAAGCGGAGAGAAAAAAACGTTGCGACACTGAGGCGTACAAGTGTCCTGAGAACTACCGCCGTAAAGTAATGATCAACTCTGGATTTTATGACTTAGAAGTACAGCCAAACGGCGGAACTATAAAGCGTCCGTGGTCAATCGCTTTTGAGAACATGGGACAGGAAGACTTCGAACGAATCTACAAAGGTTGTTTCAATACTATTTGGAATATGTCTCTTTTCCAAATTTTCGCAAACCAACAAGAGGTCCATAACGCTGTATGCCAGCTTATGGAGTTTTCATGATCCGCTTGTTTTTCACATTACTAACGCTGGATAGCGCAGTAGCTGTGGCTTCTTCGGCGTTAATCGACTTACTACTCGCACTTTCTGGTTGTGACGTGAATTTAGATGACATTTTCTTAATCTACGTCACGGCTCTTTTTACTGGTTTTATGGGGCTATTTATTACACATGAAAGTTAAAAAATACGGATACAGAGCAAAGAAAGCTCAAGAGCAATTTAACCGATTTATCGTATTGAAGGATAGCGGCAAGCCATGTGTTAGTTGTGGTCGCTATCTTCCTTTAACTTGCGGTCACTTCCGTTCCGTCGGCGCGGCTCCCGAACTTCGCTTTGAAGAAGACAACGCTCACGGCCAATGCGTTGAATGTAACGGCAACAAGTCAGGAAACGTCAAGGCATATCGAATTGGTTTGATTGATCGTATTGGGCTTTCTCGCGTTGAAACGCTTGAAGGTTACCATGAGCCAAAACACTGGACTATTTATGACCTGTACGAGATCGAGAAGGTTTATAAGGCCAAGGCAGATGTGATGGAAACTAACTGGGAGTATTTCTATGAGTCAGCGTAACAAGTGGCTTGAGAAAGTCGGCCGCACAGGACTTAAAACGGTTAAATTCGACGTTGGCAACGGCGGCGGTAAACCTCTCTTTGATCAATTAGATTTCGCGCATGCTCTAACCGGATTGGGTAACGAGGCAACCGCTTGGGCTATGTATGCTTACTCAAACACCGAAGATGAAAAGTCGTTAAATTTCATAACGGCTAGGTTGTCAAAGATAATCCTACGCAAGCATCCCAACGTTCCAACTAAAGCTGTAGTAGGGTTGGTTAAAATAACATTACGTGAGCACCTAATGTACGCACCTGGTACTAAAACGAGAAAGGTTTGCTCTGTCACCGCAAGATCTTTGGCCATGGGTATCGCAAGAAAAACGTATTACGTACACAGCAACGCGATAGACTCTGCATCGCAGACGATTATGGAGTTGGTCAGATTGTGGGAAAGTCAAATTGCGGATAACGTTGGCAAAAAACTAACTTAAAATTAAGTCCTAACAATTAACTGACATTTATCTTTAATAATCCCCACTTTACATGTGGGGATTAGTTTATGAAGAAAACGCTATTTTTATTTGCGCTGCTATTTACATCGCAAGCTTTTGCAGAATGGAGTTTAAACCAGAACGGCGTGGCTATTGAGCCGTCATCTAACGACTTTCAAAGTTTGGCAATACTTGAATACTCCATAGAGGATGATCAATATTTTGTTTCATTCATGGACACATCACAGATTGGAGAAACCTCTGATTGCGATGAAAGACAGACTGTTAGAGAAATTAATGGTCAGCTTGTAAAGCTTGTTGCCATGTGTGATAGAGGGGCTGCTAGATATTATGGACAAAGCGATAAAGGCAGAAGTTTTATAATGAATGAATTTAAAACAAAGAACAGCGTTAGAGTAGGAGATACGAACTACAGCGCAATCGGATTTACCGCAGCCATGAATTTAGTGAAGAAAAGAAAAGAGTTAGAAGAAAAAGCCTTATAAAATCAATACGGATTTGACAAGGTAACACTTTTAAGCTATTAATTTCCATGCTGGCCGCTCTATATCAAGAGCGGCTTTTTTGTATCAACTCTGCAAGCACCTTGTCTACCACTTCGGCAGAAAAATACTCGCAAACAGCCTCCTTCACGATGGTTCTTTCCTCACTGGTTAATCTACTGTCCTCCGCAAATTCGAGTATCCGAAGACACTGATTTATTTGCTTGCATGATCGCCCTTCTTCCATACGGCGACTCCTACTTAAATTCAACGCCTAGCCCTTATTGATATTCTTGTAACTACATTAATATGGACTGTCACGGAAGAATATCAAACTTTATACCCAAAAATAGGTATGCCTATGCTCTTTACAATTTCGGAGAAAGCACTGGCTACGCGAGTAAATGCAGCACTCTTTAATGGAGATATGACAGACAAGCAGAAAAATGGCTGTGAGCGATACATAGTTGCTTATTTCCTGCTACGAATGAAAAGAATGCGCATACCGCTTAGTTACCTTGCTTACACTCTCGCCACTGTTTATCACGAAACAGCCTACCAAATGCAACCAGTAGAAGAATACGGAAAGGGCGCTGGCCATGAATATGGCATTCCAGACCCTATCACCGGAAAAGCATATTATGGTCGCGGTGATGTTCAGGTTACATGGAAATACAACTACGAACGACTAAGCAAGCTTTTGTTTGACATAAAAACATTAGAGCAAGGCTTGGATCTTTTGAATCATCCCGAATTGCTTCTTGAGCCTATTTACTCAGCACAAGCAACGATTATGGGAATGTCGATCGGCTTATTTACTGGCAAGTCATATTCGAGTTACTTAAATCAAGAATACCCTGATTATGTTAACGCGAGACGAATCATTAACGGGACTGACAGAGCGGAAACCATCGCTGGTTACGCGCACGACTTCGAGCGTGCGTTAAAGCTTGCTTTTGGCGCGCCACTGGACAGAGCGACGGTGCGAAATGGTTCTCGTGGCGTAGACGTTCGAGAGCTACAGCTAAACCTCGGCTTAAACGCTGACGGAATTTTCGGTAATGGTACCGAAGCAAGCGTGAAAGCGTTTCAAGAAAAGTACGGCCTTTCCAGTGACGGAATCGTCGGTAATGACACATGGAAGAAAATTGAATCAGTATTTTACTGGGAGCAGCGATGAGAGCGTTAACGTTCTGTATTGCCGTTCTGCTGATGAGCGGCTGTACTTCGGTCGCTTATGTTGAAAACGGAGCGGCGGTAGGGTCACAGTGCCAAAACACTGTGAGTATTGATGACAACGGACTAAAGGCAGTCAGTTTATGTAAGGAGCAGTAATAGCGGCATGAAGCGTTTAGTTTTTATTTTTGCCATTACGGTATTGAGCGGATGCACCAGTTATCACATTGAGCAAAACGCCAGAAATGGTATGACTTCATGTGCCGAACAAGGTTCATCTGGAAACTTCATTTTAAAAAAGTCTTGTGAGATCAACGCAAGCAAAGAGGACAAGCAATCAAACAAAAAATAGCTTTTTAAGCACTTCTCATTGAGAGGTGCTTCAAAAGCCATTGATACCAAATATCAGGATACCGGCAGCTGCAGACACGCATGTTTGATACCAGAAAGCTGCCAAATCATTCCCTGGTCAACGCTGATTTGATACCAACATTGAGCAGGTTACCAAATGGCCTGCATGCGTTACGTGTTCGCGGTAATCTGCTCTTTTTTAAGGAGAGACAATGACTACTGACTCGCACGATTTTGATTATCGCGATCCAAAGCGGTTAAAGCCGTTTATGAACAACCCGAAAATTCACACGACTAAACAGGTTGAAGAAGTAGCAGCAAGTATTGGTGAGTTCGGCTTTGCTAATCCAGTCATCATTGACGAAAGCGATAACATACTAGCTGGTCACTGTAGGACTGACGCTGCCATTTTTCGGAAAATGAAAAAGGTTCCTGTTTATATTTTGGTTGGACTGACAGACGCTCAAAAAATGGCTTACGTCATCGCAGACAACAAACTAGCTCAAAACTCAAAATGGGATATGGACCTTCTTGCCGTCAACATTAATGAGCTTGTTGATGACTTCGAAATTGACCTTCTTGGCTTTAGTGAATCTGAGCTTGAAGTCATTTTGAAGGATTTTAAAGATCAGCCGTTTGGGTATGGTGATGACCACCAGCCAAACCAAGAAAAAAATGATCATGACGATTCGAATGTGCCAGACGAGGAACGGAGCATCACTGATGATCGCTTTGTTATGTTCGAAGCAATGATGGCTGTTGATAACAAGAAAACGCTTATCGGCACTCTCAACGAAATCAGAAAAGCCAAGGGATACGAAACTAACGACCTCGCACTAATGGAGCTAGTCGGCGTATGGCGATGCACAGAAAGAAAGAATTTATAGAAGAAGATGTAGAAACTAAGGCGAAAGAGCGAATTAGGTATCTTTACGAAACATTTGGAGACGTAGCCGTCTCTTTTTCTGGTGGTAAAGATAGCAATGCGCTTTTAGAACTTGTTTTAGAAGTTGCGCACGAACTGAATAGAGTACCAGTAAGAGCGGTATTCTTCGACGAAGAAGCTATTCACCCTCCAACTATTGAGTTTGTGCATCGCGTGGCTGAACGTGACGACGTAGATCTTGAATGGTACTGCTTAGAGTTCAAACACAGAAACGCTTGTTCTAACGATGAACCGTTTTGGCATTGTTGGGATAAGCGATATGAGCATTTATGGGTTAGAGATATGCCCGTTGGCGCAATAACCGAACATTCCGCATTTAAGTTCGGTGATACGGTGCCAGAATTTTGCGACAAGCTTTTTGAGTATTCAGATACAGTTTTGGTTTTGGGTATTCGTACTCAAGAATCAATTCGACGTTTACGAGCTGTACTCAAAAAGAAGAATGAAAACTACATCATACGACGCAAGCGCGGTTCGATGACGGCTTATCCAATTTACGATATGTCCAGTAATGACGTTTGGCGAGTAATCGCTAACAGGAACGCCGATTACAACAAGACGTATGACATTTTCAACCGAACTAGGTTACACGATAAGCTTTTGCACCAAAGAGTTTGCCCTCCATACGGGGAAGAGCCATTGCGCGGACTTGATCTCTATGCGGAATGTTTTCCAGAGTTGTGGCACAAGATGATCAATCGCGTACCTGGTGCCGCGACCGCAGCGCGATATGGAAATACGGAATTGTACTCTAGGGCGAAAAAGCCGGATAACTGGACTTATCGCCAATATGTTGAAAACGTTATTCAAACATACAAGGGAAAGTATCGTGAGCAAGTTGTAGACAATCTCAACTCTATGATGCGCTATCACGCGAAAAGGACAGCAGACCCGATACCGGAAGAAGACACACACCCGTTAACTGGACTTAGCTATAAATTCTTAGCCAAAGCAGCAACACGCGGCGACTTCAAAGGAAGGGTTAAACAAATGCTGGTGGATCAAGCTGAAAAGGCTTGTAAGCGCTTAGGTATTACGCCAGAAGAAGCGCAGGAGCTTTACGGGAGGGAAATCGACCTATGAGCCGAGAGAACCAACCAATATCAAAAATAACGTGGTTAAAACGCGAAGAATTGACGCCTAACGGCTACAACCCAAACAAGGTTGCACCGCCTGAGCTCAAATTGCTGAAAATAAGCATTTTGGAGGACGGCTGGACTCAGCCTATTGTCATCAACCAAAACAAAGAAATCGTAGACGGTTATCACCGATGGACCGTAAGCGAAGATAAAGACGTTTCAGCCCTAACAGATGGTTATGTTCCTACTGTTATGACTGAGCCGTCGAATGGTGAGCATCAAATGATGAGCACGATTCGTCACAATAGGGCGCGTGGTACCCACCTTGTGTTGAACATGGCTGAAATTGTGCAAAGCATGATTGAGGCTGGTGTGCCAAACAAGGAGATACAAGATCGTCTTCAAATGGAAAAAGAGGAAGTGGTTAGACTCGCATTAAGAGTTGGTGTCCCACATTCTGAAATCGTCAAAAACGGCGAGTTCAGCAAAGCATGGGAGCCAACATCAAAATGAGAAAACAATCACTCACTCACGAAGACTTTCTTGACATAAAGAGAAAAGCCGAAAAAAGGCCATTATCAGAAATCGACAATTTAGTTGATGACGCGATTTTCAGAATTGGCAAATTTGCCAAAAACAGAAAACTCGCGTTTTCGTGGTCTGGTGGCAAAGACTCTCTCGCGCTTCAATACGTTTGTGAAAAGGCAGGAATAGAAAATTGTGTTTTGGGCGTTTCTCAGCTTGAGTACCCTGAGTTTATGAAATGGGTAACTAACCACATGCCTGATGGACTATCGGTAATAAACACCGGATTTGGTCTAAAGCAAATTCTCGCAAAACCAGAATTGCTATTTCCTCAGAATGCAGCGCTGGCGGCAACGTGGTTCAAGAATGTTCAGCACAAGGCGCAAGCGCAGTATTACAAGCAAAATGATCTAGATGGGATCATCCTCGGTCGTCGCTATGAGGACGGTAACTTTTGCGGAAGAGACGGAAACGACTTTTACACCGCAAAGGGCGTGCTCAGATATAGCCCAATTGCTACATGGACCCATTACGACATTTTCTCTTTACTGCATGCTAAGGGAATTGAAGAGCCACCTTTTTACAAATGGCCTCGTGGTTATCGTTGCGGTACCCATCCTTGGGCTGCTAGGCAGTGGTGCGAATCAGAGTTGCACGGCTGGCGAGAGGTCTATCAGATTGATCCTGAGATAGTTCACGAAATGGCTGATTTCTTCAAAGGGGCAAAGCGCGTATGTGTGGAATATTCGGGCATGTAGGTAAAACCCCGAATATTGAATTGCTCACTGACTTATCGGTGCTGGCATCACATCGCGGTACCGATATGTGCGGCTTTTGCATAAACGGGGAAACTAAGCATTTTCTAGGAAGGCAAATACCAGATTTGAGCGAATATGCTGGTGGCTACATGCTAGGGCATTATCGGCTTTATAACGGCGTTGGCACTTTCGACAAATTAGAAATGGCTCACCCAATTACATTTGGCGACACAACCATTATTCATAACGGGGCTGTCGACGAGCCAGAGTTGCTATCAGAACGGTTTGGGATAATTGGCGAAACTCACGACACAAAGATCATTGCAATGGCACTAGAGAGCGTTAGGGACGTTTCTAGCGTTTTCGCGTTTTCTGGAAATCATGCAATCGCAATTATCAAAAATAGCGTTTTTACGATTTCGGTAAAAAACATGCCGCTTTTTGGTAGATGGGAAAATGACGATTTTTATTTTTGCTCAAAACGGTTTGAACGGGCAGAGCGAATCGGAAATCGCGAAATTGAGCTAATGATTAGCTAAGGGGTAAGAATGGAGAACGAAAGCAAATATGGCGTTTTCTATCACAATCCAATTGACGATCCTGTTATGCGCAAAAACAGAGTAAATGAGCTTTATGCTTATACGGCTTACTGTGGCGAACACGACATATTGGTTGAGCAGGGTGATTCGGTTATTTACGTAGATGACAATATCAACGTGGCGTACTGGGTAGCTGGTGGCGTTAAGGTGCATTCCACACATTACGCTGTAGTGCTTCGCGGTTATCAGTGTGGAGACAAAACGGCTACTTTACTCGAAAAGGTAAACCTACCTTACGTTAACGGCTGCGCCACTAGACAGATATTCCCACCTGAGCGAGTAGGCGACCCAACGTTGCAACAATTGACCATTCCACCGCACACGAGCGAACAGGTACACCACATTCACCCAACGGCGCGAGTAGTGTTAGTTGCCAGTGGTAGGGGATATAGCATAGTCGGACAATCGGCAGATATAACAGAAACCGAATTGTTGCCCGGCATGATTTGCATTCTTGACCCAATGTGCCCACATCACTTTAGAACGGAAAAAGAAGAATTGACCGTTTTACCAGTTCACGTATGGAGCAGTACACCGCCAAGCATTGAGTCGAATCACCCAATGTTTAACGGAACCAAGGAAGTATAAATTCTCGAAAAAGTGAATATTAAGGGGTATGTAGTGTATCCCTTCATATACGCTTTTAACCAAAACGATAATCGCTTAATTCGATAATCAACAAAAAGCGCAAATTACGAAAATCACGATTTTAAAGAAAACCGTTTTGCTTCCCCCACCAATAGGGGGCGGCAGCGGTTTTTTTTATTTTCATTTGGCACAAATGGCACAGGACGGAAGGTGAATATTTTCCCGATTTCCATTTTTGCCATTTTAGCAATTTCTATTTTTGGAGATTTTAATAAGTGTCCAGATTACATAAAAGAACAAGGGCACGAGACAAGCGATTTTTTGAAGCATTAGATCAGGGAGCAACCATAGGCGAGGCTGCAAAAATTGCTGGTTATTCTCGTCGCTCTGTTTATAGATATGCCGAGGAAGACCCGACCTTTTCTGAGCAGTTAGAAGATGCGAAAGCTGATTTACTAGAAAGCCTAGAAAAAGAAGCTGACCGAAGAGGTAGAGACGGTGTTACTGACTTTAAATCTTTAAAGGTAGGCAAAGACCAGTACAAGGTAATCCCATTTCAGAAATACTCAGACAGCTTGCTTCAATTCAGAATGAAAGCCATTGCTCCACATATATATCGAGACAACTACAAACCCGAAGAATTGCCAGATGATTTCGACGATTTAGAGCTTGAGGATATAACCCAAGATTTGGGAAGCATCCTAAAAGCATTTTTGAAAGTAGAGAAAGATGATGAGCCAACAGACGATAACTCCTGAAGAAGTTGTAGAAATGTTGGCAAATGTTGATATTGACGGATTGATTGAAAAGCTAGAAAGGCGAAACAACAAAAAAGAGGCGTTACACCTTCGCAGAATGATTAAGGCGTTTTCCAAGAAAATGCTTTTAAAGACTAAAGAGAAATTTAGTATTCCTCCGGTCTTCCGAAAAATATTCGGGAATGAGGCCGCTAAGTATATCGTCTTAAAGGGCGGTCGTGGTTCAGGTAAAACCTTCGCGATTATCTGCTACATGCTTGAACAATCGTTTGAGGAAAAATACCGCGATTCGCTTTTTTTGGTTTTACGTGAAATCCAAACTTCTATTGAAGATTCCGTTCACTCCGTCGTTAGTGACTTAATCAAACAAGCTGGTCTTGAGCAGTACTTCAAAATCACCCATAACAAGATCACCAACAAACTAACGAATGTTGAATTTGCATTTACTGGCTTGCGCTCCACAGGCGGCAAAACAGCATTTAGCCAAGTAAACAAAATTAAGGGTAAGCATAAAGTGCGCATGGTCTTCATGGACGAAGCGCAGGATGCCTCACAAGACTCTCTTGATGTACTTTTTCCTACAGTAAACCGTTCGGGCAATGTTTCGTTTACGCCTGAATATGAACGCCTGTTGAGATTGGCATTTGGTGCGGAAGAAGTCGACATTACGGAGGCTCGCTTCTTATTTGCAATGAACTCTAACTTTGCAGAAGACCCAGTGATTACCAAGGTGCGTGCTTTTGGTGAGCGTACCGTTATTAAGCACATCAACATTTTCGACTTGCCTAAACGCTATCAAGACCCACAACTACTAGAACAGGCCGAAAAGGAAAAAGGCGAGGTTACCTATGCGCACGTATGGCTTGGCGAACCTTCACCGAAGCTGTCTGGTTATCCGTTTGCTGACACTCCGGTCGTTATTGCAGATGAAGGAGAGGAGCCACCGCCATGTTTCGCCTTCTTAGATCCATCATACAAAGGTGGTGACTTTACCGCGTTAACGTTTATCGCTCAGGCTCGCGGTTACGTGTTTGCTTGGGGGTATTGCTTCCATCAATCGTGGAATGCAGCAATCGATCAAATCGCCGATAAAATTCATTCATTCCCAGTTATTGATTTTTACTACGAGGATAACGGTGTCGGAACTGCGCCTCAGGATTATTTCGGAGTCAGGGATATTGAGGCAATACCACGTACATCACGATTCAATAAACATGACCGGATATTTCGCGTTGGCGCGTTCTTGAACTTAATGCGATTAAGGTTTGTTGGCAACTGGTCGAATCAAGAATGGCTAACACATAACAAGAAATTTAACAAAGACGCCGAATACGATGATGGACCAGACTCACTCACTAACGCTGCCGTTAAGAGCGGTATCGTCTCTGACAAAATCAAAATAAGAGGTAGACACTAATGGGCATGTATGACGACCCAGAAGACAAAGCTGGTGGTTCCGATTCGCCTCCCAACAAGAAGCAAGACTTTGAGGCTTACTACAACTTCATACGCAGCAAAGACCCGCGTCTTCTGCCTATCATTACCGAAGTCTGTCCGTTTTCAATGGCAAAGACTCGGTATATCGAAATTGCCATCAAGCAGCTGTATTCACGCATTCTGTATGCAACTCTCGAAATCGTAGCTGTACCGGAAGAAATCGGGAAATCGGATTTTTCTAAAACGGTCTACGACACTCATTCGCCAGAAATGGTAAGAGGCTTGATGTACTACATCATCGAAGCCATGGCAGATGAGGAAAAGGTCATTTTGCGTAAACACCCAGTTAAGGGCAGAACTAACGCTTATTGGTTTGAAGAGAGAACGCATTTCACTGGAGCTCACAAGGACGATGACACGACAGCATACGACTTTGTGCATTTAGATTTTGAAGACTTCTACAGAACGGAATTGCTCGAAGAATACTTTGGGATGATCTTCGATGCGATCATCGGCGCGGCTAAATTGATTTGTGTTGGTGGTTCAATCGTTTTGAAGATTCACGGTTTGAGCGAATTAATCTCAGATAAAGAAGTATTGCTAGCTGTAGAAACTCAGGTGAAGCAGATCAACGCAGCTTTGGAGGAATCTAAGGGCGCGTATATTGATGCTCAATCAAACATTGAAATGCCACAAGTAGACATGGTGCCAGCAGTAAAACAGATGGAGTTTGGATTCTCTTTGGTATGTAACGCCACTGGTCGTCCCATGTCGTTCGTAAACGGCGAGATTGCAGCAAGCCTAGGCTCTACTGGCGAAGGTGACAGAAAACAGAACAGACAAGCCTCAGAGCGCGATTTTAACGAAATACTAAAGGGTGTCTTTGATTCTGTATTTGGTGTCGACTTTGAACTAAAGCCAGACATTGAACAACTGGCAGAAGTTGGCGACTTTCTTAACGCGCTCGAAATGAACAGTTTGCTTTCTAAAGATGAAAAGCTGAACGCAATTAAAACAGTCATTCCTTGGCTATTGCTCGATAAGGAGAAAGGCAAGGAGAGTAATTGATGTATATCTATCCATACACGATGGCGGAGAACCTAATTGAGTGGTTCGGCATCGACTTTGATGACTTTTACAACGACGACGGAGGTATTAAGCGAGAGCAGCTAAAAATCATTAACAGGTATTCGGTATTGACTGGCGCTAAATCTAACGCTTACCAAACGATAAGCAGATTGGAGAAGTCCAAAAACAAGGACAATATCGACTTTGCTAAAAACATCCAAAACACCATCACTGGCACGCTGAGTAGCGAGATCATTCAATCAATCGCAAATTCGAAGTATGCCGACAAAATCATCATTGAGTGGCAACCATCTTCGGCAGAAGAGGAACGCGCCACACACGCTCTGCACTACGGACAAAAGATGACTATCAAGAAAGCGGTAAAGCTTGGTCTTGCAGTCGAATACAACTGTCAGTGCGGTATTAAGGTCGTAAGTGGCCAACAGTACGTCAAACCCATCGTTCAACGTTTAAATAAAGGTAAATTGCAATGAACCCATTGTTACTACAACTACTGCTAATGCAGTCGAACCAAACTCAACAAAATCCGCTTTTGGCTCTTTTAGGTAATCAGCAAAAAGACCCAATGCAGCAACTTATCGAAGCTCTAAGCGCTGGCTCTGGCATGCAACCAAACGGCCTTAATCCGCAACTGTTAAGCCTACTTTCTGGTGGTAGTGGTCAATCAACGCCAAATTCTGGCATGGAAGCGCAACTACTACAGCTTTTGATGCAACAAGCTGGTGGCAAGAAACAAGAGCCTGACCTTTCGAAATTGCTTGAAGCGCTCGGAGGTAAAAAGCCACAAACCGTTGAAGATATGCTTGGCGATTTAATCAAAAACATGCAAGGCGGTGATGAGCCAGAAAATGACGAAATGGACATTGTTGCTCAATTGGTTGAAAAGCAGAAAAAGCAGAAAACCGACAATACAAACCAAGCCGAACTGACCGACGCGATCAAGTTCAATCTGCAATTCAAACAGTTTATTTCTGATAACGAAGACCTGTTCCCTGACTGGTTCACTCTTGATGACGTAACGGAAGGCGTAGACAAGTGGGCGAAAAACGAAACAGAACGTGCGCAAGGTCTAGCGGCAGCAGCAGTTAAGGCATTCTTCAAAGATGAAGGCATGCTTGAGTTGCTGGAAGAGCGAGATCGCAACACAGTGCGCGAAAGCATCACCAAGGAAGGCTTGAAGTCGCATGAGATTGATCGCTCTATCGCATGGCCTGTTTTGGAACGTGCCATTTATAACAAAACCAAACTGAGTGACGCTAACGTACCAGCGGCAAGCGGTAAGGACGAATCGACCATTGCCAATTTCGGTGAACGATTCGAACAAGGTCAACAATCAGAATCAGGGGCAGCGTAAAAGCTGCCCTTTTTATTAGAAGTAAAAACAAACCTATTAACTCGGAGAGATAAATTATGGCTCGTGTAGTCCCTCTAGGTAGCATGCGCTACCGCGGCAATTCAGACGTTGTTTTGCCACGTAAATTCGAAGGCACCATCCTTGCTGGTGGCGCTGTGTCTCGCGTAGCTGTAGACGCTTCGCAACCAACGGTTAAAGCATTCGACGGTACTGGCTTCGCTGGTTTCGCTGTGCATGACCTAGATGACGTTCGCAAAGTGACTGGTGTCGTCAAGAAAGGTGAAGGTGTTTGTCTGCGTGTGAAAGAAGGTGAAACGCTAACGGAAGGCGGCGGTTTCGCGGTTGATAACGTAACGAGTGAAGTCGTTGCAAGCGGCGCGACTGGTTCAACAGAAATCAATGGTGAGGTTGAAGAAATTGGCATCATTGGTTTGGACGAAAACTGCAACGAAATTCCAGATTGTGTGTTGGTCAATTTGTACGGTGGCACATCAACAGCTGTAGGCGGTTCGTCTGGTATTCCAGAAGCGCCAACTGACGGCAAACAATACGGTCGCCAAGACTCAACTTGGACTGAGATTGCCGCAGCAGCAGGTGAAGAGCCAGCAGCAGCGCCAACGCCAGAAAGCGCAGAAGCAAAAACATCAACTCGCTCAACTGCGAAAAAATAACTGATACCAAAACTCACACTCTGCAGAGTGTGGCCAACACATTTGCGATACCAAAAGGGCTTGACCAGGATAACCGGCAAGCCCTTTTTTGATACCAGAAAAAGGGGAACGCCTCATGGCAACTAATATCGTCGTTAAATCGAAAGTCGAGCGTAAATACAATGCTCGTGTAATGGGTAGCAACAAGCTTACCTACATCCCGTACACACCAAACCTTGCTGCCAATGACATTAACTATTCCGACGGCAAGCTAAAACAGGCATCAACAATCAGCATCAACTACGATGTGGCTGGTAAGTTCCCTGAGCAGAAATTCGCAGAAGCGTTAACGCCAGCGACTACCGAACTAGCGCAAGCGCACGCTAACGAAGTTTCGTTTACGTACCATCGTCAACCTACGCACGTAGAGTTCACGCTTTCTAACATGCAGGACGTAAGCGACGTAAACATCAACGCTGGCATTCTTAACCGTATGCTAATGCAATACGACTACGAACACTTCCACGGCGCACACGGTAACGCTGGTATGTTTGACAACACTAACTCAGTCGAATTGGATTCTACTGTAGTGGCTATCGCGTCAATGGCAGAAGTATTTACAGTCATTGAAGCGCTATACAGCCAAATGGCAGTTGAGCTTGGTGTTACCGAAGCTGATTACCCAAATATCACCCTAAGCTACACAAGTGATATTGCGTCAATCATCCGTAAGCCGTTGGTGATTTCTGGTGACAGCGTCACTACAGGTAAAACACAGATTTCGTCTGCTTACGCTGGAATGGTTCAAAAAGAAGTACCTAGCGTTATTCAGACCGGATCTCACATTTCCCTAGCTTACCGCCCAGCAGTAAACAACCATCACGGCTCTATCCCGGGCATTTACTCAAAAGCTGACGGCGACGCTCACGGTTTGACTCAGAAAACGCTATTTACCTACGAATCAGCGGCTAACGAAATCGAAGGTCGTGGTGCTTACGTTTACCAAAAAACGTCAACAGCAGCGTCTAAAGCAGCGGCTGACCGAGCTAAAGCTAAGAAATAAGCTAACTAGCAATACGGGGCTTCACTAAGTGGGGCCCTGTTTCTTTTGGAGTAGATATGATTTCGGAAGATTCGCAAATACTCATCGACACGATACTTCGAAATTGCGGTACCGAGTCAATGACTCAAGAAGAGATCGACTTTGCCAATGCGATTAATGCTGACCCCGAAGGTGAGTGTGAGTGTTATCAGTTTTCTCAGAACGTGCTTGTCGAGCGCGTTTCTCAGGATAGCAATAAGCGCTTCACTTTAGTTCGATTAAAGGCACTAGCAGAAGCTAACGGTTGTTCTCTGACTGACAAAAAGCCAGTGGTTAAAGAAGCGAGAATACCGATTATTGGCGGGGGTATTTAATGTTTACTTTAGACATTGATATTGATTTCACTAACTTGGAACAAGAAGTGAAAAAGTTCAATTCCCACCATATTCGAATTGGCGTTTTGGATAAAAACCAAACGGCGAGAATGGCAGACCGTGAAAAGCCGCTTAAATCATTCCAAGGCAAACAAGCTTCGAGAGTTAAGACTGGCAGCAAAGGCAAGACAGACTTGAAAATGACCAAACTTGCCGAATACATGGACACTCGTTACAAGGTTTTCACCAACGCGCCAGAACACTTCAAAAACCAAGACGTAGTAAGAGTAACTAACGAGCTTATCAAGATGTTTGATGCTGGCAATCAATCGCCAGAAATGATCCGACGCATCGAGAGTGCAGCTCGTGCACTTATTCGCAACCCCATCATGCGAAAAGACTACGGCAGTAACTCTCAAACGACCATCAAAGGCGGTACCGGATATAACGGACATAACGTCCAAGGTAAGGGCTTTGACTGGCCTATGGTCGATACAGGCTCATTCTTCAATTCGATAAAGGCTCAATATGTTTAGAAAAGCGTTACACGACGAGATTCGAAATATATTCAAACTCACCCCCATTGATTGGGCTGGAGCGCTCCACGACGGCTCTGACAATGTTTACGTTGAGTACCTAAATGTCCGTGAGCAATATTTTTCAGAATCACACATTCGCTTCTTTGGAACAATTCGATTGTCACTAGCTGATATGGGGCGAGACAAGCCAGTGTTTGGCGTCCTTGGTAGCAAGTTTGATCGCTATAAAAAGCGAAGTTCAAGTAACAACTCTTTGGCCTCAATCAATACCGAGGCATCGTCCGATTGGATGTCGATTGGCGTACTTTCGGTGTCAAAAGATTTCTACTTTGCGTGCGAAATCGAGTTCGACAAAACACGCGAAAAAATCAAACATTTTAAGTGGATAGACTATGAGTAATACACTTGTTTTCGATTATGCGGTGAGCATTAGCGAAGCTCAATCCGCTACAGAGGCAGATTACAGCTTTCTGTATAAATGCCTAGTTATGGTTACTGGTAGTTACACGCCACCAGCGGAAGAGGGCGAGGAAGCCCCAGTAAAAACCAGTAAAAAATCAGCCAAGGCAACACGCGATTTTATTGACCCTGCGTTGTACAAAGTAGTGCCAATTTATGATCCGACGCTTATTGCCAATTACACGGCAAATACAGAAGTTCAATACTTGATGACTGGTGGCTTGGAGAAATTCTATTTGCTAATTCTTGCAGATGAAGTTGATCCAGAAAGCACAGATGCAATCGACTTTGATCCGACCGATTACTTTACGCTTTGCTTTTCTAAAGATATTGATATTGCCACGGCGCAAACTATCGACTTTACGGATTTTGACGGCGTGAGAGCTTACGCCACCAGCGACGAAACATTGGCTGAACAAATCGCGATGAAAGATACCGTCTTTCTTGATGATGCAGGCTCATACACTGGATGTTATGAAGCGTTTGGTCGATTACTGTCACAAGCTTACTGGCGAAATTGCCAATACTACGTGCTTGATTCGTCTAATCCTGCGTCAGTCGTTTACACAGTTGGCAAAGCGGATGACTTGTTTAACAAGCGTATTTCTTTCTTCTTGAATGGTTCGGATGGTCCAACATTAGGTTTCTTCGGAAATGGCAATGCTGCTATTACTAAAGCCTACATCGACCGTCAAGCGCAGCTAAAAACGCAAGAGGCGATCACCTCTTACATTCAAACCAACGAGCCGAACAATACAGCCGTTCAACGAGTAAACATTGAAGAGGCCGCGTCAGAAGTTATCGAGACTTACGAAGGCTTCCCATATTTCTACTTAGATCCTGATGCAAATAACTACATTTCTATCGTCAAATCTGATGAGCAATATGTGGTTGGTGGTAAAGCAGAAGTGAAAGACGCTGAACCTATTTGGCGTGCAAGAATTGAAGTAACGGAGGCTCAATAATGGCTGGCAGCAATTTTCGAATTGGGGAAATGGAAACTACCGTTGTTTATGACGGTGAGGAGTACAGCTATATCTCGGTGATTGAACTCGGACGAAATAACCAAAAGGTAGTGCAGATGTTTTGCGATCCTAATGGTTATGGTGACGGTGAAATTGTCGGTACCGGATTAACTCAGCCTATCGAGCTATCCGTAAAGCTTCGAAACGTATCTCAACAGCACTTGGAGCTTTACGTAAAATTGTTCTTAGGCGAAGAGCGTTTTCAGTTCACATCGTACAACAAGAAAAACGGACGAACTCTTGTTTCCAAGCAATGTATTTTGAAAAACGATCCTCGCAATGGCACGGCTAATGAATCTGAATCTACGTTAGACGTTGACTTGACCATTCAAGTCGCGCCTAAAAACTTCAAAGATGAATTTAAAGCGGTGGCGTAATGATAGCTAAATTTAAAGGGTCAAAAGCATGGAATGCTTACATGGCTTATTTGGGGTTCATTCTTCACCTTCCACGCGCTAGAACCATGCGCATTCAAGGGCTTGTTGATCACGACCAAGCAAAGGAGTATTTCACTTCGCTGGATGCGGAAAACAAGAAAACGGTCATCATGGATTTAATGGAATTTCAGCGAATTGACTATTACGACATGATGGCGCTGGTGGCTGTCCATGAAAATAAACATGGTATGTCAATCGACGCTTCTAGCATTGACAACTACGAGTTGCCAGAACTTGCAGAAATGGTGTTGGAAACTTTGGTTAAGTGCTCGACGCTAAAAGACGCAGGGCTTTTTTTCTAAGCCCTACCGAACTTGAGGAACTTGCTAAGTTCCGAGTCGCTGGTGACGGGTTTGCCGCTGACATTATCGAGAATACCCCCGATATTGAAGGCGGCGATCTTATTGGCCTAATTTTGCGAAAAGCTTATCGACAGTTAAAACGACAGGAGGAAATGGAGAATGGCGGCTAGTTCAGAATTTATCCTCGCTCCTAGACTCGATGAGCGCAAAATGAAAGAAGAGTCGAAGAAAATGGAAGTGCAACTTCGACGCGCTTCAAAACAGGCAGCAGATGACTTTGAATTTTGGTTCGGTAAAGGCTTCGAGAGGGGAGCCGAAAAGGGCGGTCAAAAAGTAAAATCTAAACTTAGTAAATTACAAGGCTTCATGATCCTTACTGGTGCCAATCTTGCCAGTGAGGCGATTGCAACGGCGGCTGGTGTGGCAAAGGATATTGCCACTAAAGCTTTTCAAGGCGCAGAGGAATACGCCCAAATAGCCAGAGAGCGCTTAAATGAAATGTCGGACATTAGCGATACGGCTGATGCTTTAGGCATCAACAGAGGGCGCTACGCTGCTCTTAGTGCGGTTGGTATATCTGCTCGTCTAGATCAATCTGACATTCGAGGTATTTTGTCTGGTTTTGTCGGTGCCCTAGAGCGTCCAGAAATGGCATCGTACAAAGAGGCAGCAAACCAAAACGGTATTGAGAATGCGTTTCTTGATTTTGTCGGAACAATGGCAAAGCTTAAACCGGAAGTTGCAGCCCAATACATGAATGATGTTTTCGGTGATGAAGATGCATTGCTGGCCTCAAGATTCATGAAACCTTTCAAAGCATTACTCGCTGAAAATAAAGACCTCACTTTTCAGAACATCATGGACACAATGCTTGGCTCAAAAGTAAGGACAGAGGAACTAGACAAAGCGCTAAATCGCTCTGACAAATCATCAAGCATTTTGGCAATCGGTGACGCCAAGGCTTTTGAAAAGAAAATCATCGACGGTGTGACGCAAGGCCAAGCCCAAGCGGTGGTTTCTTCCGACGCTTCCGAGGCTAAACGCATTCAAGCAAACTTGGATGTTTTGGATCTCAAAGTAAAAGGCAAGATCATTGCCGACGAAGCGGAAATAGCCGCTGTTAAAGTAGAAAACTCTTTTGTCAAAAGCACCATATCTTACGCTAGCGAGTTAGCCAAACGAGGCAGCGATCTAATCAAAGCTGGACAACAGCCAATCAATAGCATGGAAACTTGGGAAGCGTTTTTCGACAAACTCATTCAGTTTGGTACCTATACGCCCATTGAGGCTGCAACAGGTAAAACCCCAATACAAATGCTTGGTGATTACGTTGAAAAACGTGGGGGCGAGATTAACCAAATGATGGTTGATATTGCTGAGAAAGAGTCACGTAACAACAAAACCAGAACAGACGTAGGGCCGTTGAAATGATTTCAGAGAAAGCACCTCCGCTCTTTTTAATTTATCTCGACGATACGTTGTCGAGCGAAGAGCAAAAGGAACTACTTGAACTAGACGCCAAGGCCGATTTGACGAAAGACGATCAGAAGCGCATTGAGGCCCTGACCGAAGAATATCAAGACTTGCGAAAAACCACGCCAATTCCTATTCCAATAATCGGTGATTTAATCGGCATGATACCGGACGGATACAAACAGTCCGTCGTTAAAAGTATCGACGTTGCTGGTGGTACGCCAGTGTTAAAGGGGAACATCAACACTTCCACTATAACGCTCAGAAGTAGCAGCAATGACTTTATAAACGCCATGATTGGTTTGGCTAGCTGGCTTTTCCAAAAGCAAGATTCGTTACCGCGAGTTTCCTTTTTTAGTCCAGAAATGGTGATCATTGGTGGCACGCTATTGAATATGACGCTGGCTACCAAATCGGACACGACTGAGAAGGTCTTAACTTTCGAAATGCAAAAAGGTGATTCGTCAATAATTGGTAATTCGTCATCGCAAAACCAAGTCACTAATATTCCCAAAACAGTTGAGGTCATAACATGAGTACAAATCTCGTCCTTATGGGAATTACAGTTGATGATTTCACTTGGTACGAAGTTGGGGAGGTTGGGGCATTTGTTGATCGCAACCTTCCTCAAATCGTTAACGAACTGGCGGTTGAAGGCGTGCCATTAACGGTTGTCACGGTAAACCAAACCGAAGCGCCAGAATACGAAGAAATGCAAGTTGCCTTGATATTCGAAAACTTGTTTTTGCCCGTTTATGAAAATGGTGATTTCTACATCAAACCAAATGGCAAATATGCCACCAGAAAACGCGGTGACGGTTACGCGCTGCTAGGGATTCGAAATGAGAGTTAGAGCTACGCTAAACAGTGATTACCTACTCTCAATGGAATATTGGGAGAGGAACCACTTTTACGCTTCCTCTTTGCCTGAACTCGTACCCACAACGCTAGGTTATACGTTCGCCAAATATGACGAAGTGCCAAAGCAAATGATCCAAGGTGCAATGTTTCTTGAGGAAGAGCAACCTAGAACAAGAGATATTAATTGCGCTACGGATTTTCTCGAAGAGCTTGGTTTTACACTGGATGTTAACGCTGGTGATTTCGTGAAAACGGAAAACATCTTAGAAAGAGCAAATCGAACAATTGTCACTGACGCTTATCGTTTTGTCTGCAACCACATTCCCCAACTCAACTATCCATACAACGGAAAACGTATCGTTGCCATCGACGGCGACTACGACCTAGCCACTAAAACTTTCAAAGGTGCACTCTCCTTTGAGTAGCCTCATTTGAGGTTAAAAAACAGGAAGTGATACCACAATCATTAATACCGGTCGCTGCAGCAACGCCTTTCTGATACCAGAAAGGCCGTCTCGAGAGAACCAGGATTAAACATTCTGATACCAAAGGGTGAACCATGACAACTTTAGCCAAACAAGAATCCATCTACCAAGTATGGACAGACGCTGGTGTTCCAGATGGAGCAAGCGTGTTAGTTCAAAACCAGAGTACCGCTGGCATGCACATTCACATTTACACTGGCACTGCTGCCCCAACTGATGAATTTGAAGGGATCATTGTGACAGATTGGATCTCATTCAAAATGAAGGCTGGTGATAAGTTATTTCACACACCTTCACACGAGCCGCATGGCCAACTAACAAAAGCTATGATTCGAGTGGATGCTTCATGAGTTATTTTTTACACAATAATCCGTTTGGTGGGATCATCGTGCTTTACGACGACGGAGGTGGAGGGGTTGTAATTAATCCAGTAAGCGTCGTAATAAACGAAACAATAAGCTCATTAAATGTTGGTGATACTGGCTCTTTGACCGCTACCGTGTCCTATAGTGACAGTTCGCAAGTTAACTCCGCTGATACGCCAAGCGTAGTAAATTGGTCATCTTCTGATTCCGCTGTGTTGACGATAGACGCAACCGGAAATTACGAAGCTATTTCGTCCGGTACAGCAAGTGTCACCGTTCAAGTTTCAAGCGACAGCTCAATACAAACATCGACCTCAATCGAGGTAATTTCTGCAAAGTTGGTTGAGCTGTACAATTTTGGTGTTTTTGATGAACCAGAATCGGACGGCGGCAATTTAGTTTATGACACTGGATATTCAAACAAACAACCTTGGTTAACCGTCGAAGAATACGAAAACAACATGTCAGACTTGGGCAACAAGCTTATTGCTCAGGCTGGCGACGTTGTGTATGGCGGTGTGATGATTTTCAGTACCGAACTGGAAAAAGCTATCGTCTCTCTCTATAAGCGAATCGAAGGCGGTTACGAGCTTGTGCTTGATAGTGGCGAATTGTCCGGTGTGGTTGGTGTTAACGAATTTCATCTAGTCGAGTTTTCGGTACCAGAAACAGCACTGGAAGAAGGCGCACAATACTTTTTGGGCGTAATGAATACATCATCGTCAGAGGACGGTGCCGCTGTGGTTTCGTCAACAACTGAACTATCAAACAAATATCCACCAGCATTAGCCAATGAATCTCCTTCCTTGCTACTTGATTCCGAAGTCGATTCTACTTCGCCATGGTCAAGAGCTGCGATATTCAAAATCTCTCGCGATGTTACCGATTGGCACAGCATAACTGCCGCGAGAATCGTTGATGGTGAAGTCAACGGTTTTAACGCTTCCAATGGCAGCATTAATCCTAGCGATGTAAATGGCGGCACTATCATTGCTCTGGAAGCGTCGACAACAAGCAATTGGATTCGAGTCACTGTAGATACTGACGCTTTAGGTAAACCATTTGCAGCGATTTACCTTGAGTACAAAGGCAAGCAGTACGTAGCTCCATTCACTACTGGATTCCGATATGAGTTGCACAATACAGAGAAAACGCTGGAACTATTCAACGCCCTTGATCAAAACATAGGCGTAGAAAGCAAAATGCAGATTATTGGCCTAGCTTCCGAGTCTTACGACTTTACGCTTGGGATCGGCACACACAGCACTGCGTCAACGGAAAACTCTGGCTTTAAGTCTTCTTGGGCTATGGGTAGCTGCAATGGCGAGTTCCCTGTTACAAAAACTCAAGTTGATATGCTCTATGCCTCAAGTGGTCTTGATGCTGATAGTAATCCGCAGTTTAAGATTTTCTTTGGAACGGAAAATTCCGAAAAGTGGTTTAGCGCAAACGCAGTAATTCTCAAGATTACTTTTGAGGATTTAACAGAAATTACCACGCCAAGCCTTCCTTGGGTTTCAAGTAAATATCAGATTATTGATGCGTCTGCTCAGGCGGTTTTTGATGCCCTCACAGCAAAAGATGGTCAATCGGCGGTTGTACATGTTGAAGCTGACCTAAGCCTACGAACGAAGGATTTCTGATGAAACTACGCAAAGCAAAAATTTCAGATGGAAAGCTTGAGGTCAAGATTGGTGATGAAACTTACCATCCAAACGATGTAATCAACGTATCCGCAGGGGAAGCAGACAGTGAAGGCTTTCTCATCATGGGCGAAGAGTTCTCAATCTACATTACAAACACTCAGCTAGACGCTCAGACAATCATAGACAAGGCGATTGGCATTGCTGAACAGGCTATCTCAATCGCGGGTCAAAACGTTGTGGTGTCCGTTACAGGCGGTTCTGGATCACCAGCGGTTGGAGAGATACGGGTGCTTGATGAAGGGGCCAAGAGCCAGCTTGATCAACTCAAATCAGATCTCGAAGATTTAAAACTGAGGTAATTATGGCATCGCTAAGTGGGTATTTAGGGAAAGGGAGAAACGTTGCTCGATTCGAGAATAACTTTCAAACCAATCAAGGCAGTTTGTATTACGCGCCTGATATTGGTTTTGATTTTGACTACTGGTACATGCCAGAAGTGAATTTTAGTGCGGCAGCTTTCAATACATGGATTATTAACGAGTCAGTGAAACGTTCGATTATGGTTCTTAACAGTAAAGTTGAAGTAAAAGGCTTTACGTTGAAAATGAGCTACACGTTAGCTGGCACCGCAGAAACTCAATACGTTACAGGTTCATACACATGATATGGGATTCAGCAACGGGTCTAACTCCTGATGACTTTGACACGATAATTGAAGCGTATTTTGAGGCATTCAAAGAGTCAGACGATAAATTCTCTGGCTTGGCGTTTAACACCTTTGTCGCTAGTGATGAATACAAAGTGTTTTATGCCAGTGCGCAAATCGATATGACTATCGAGAATATAATCGCTTCTCTTTTCGTGAAAATGTCCGAGTTTATCCAAAACTCAAACTTAAAAATAAACAATCCAACAACAACGCCAAACGCGCTCATTGCCGGGCTCGAAGAAAACTTTGGGTACAAGTCTTCCATCATGAAAATGACGGAAGAGAACTCAGGGAAAATGCACGTTGCCATTGATTACACTCCATCGGCTGACATCAACTACCAAATCGCGTCCTATATGGAAAAAACGGCTGTGGTAGCGAGTACCTACATGGTCGGTGATATCGAGCAAGATATTGTTCTAACCAAGGGTGGCGTTGAGACTTACCGATGGACCGCAAAAACAGAGCAACCGATTTTATGGAAACTCACTCTTACTAAATCCAGAAACACAAATGCAGTGGTCGATAACCAAGATGACATTGTGAGTAAGTTTCTTGCTAACTTCGATGAGTTTTTTTGGATCGGAATGGATATCGAACCAGAAAAGTATTTTGAAATAAACCGTGATGCTTTGTATGCGTCAAACATCAAAGCCGAGTATTCGTTAGATGATGGTACCAGTTGGTCGGAAGCCATTTATAAAACACCCTATGACGTAAAATTCATTCCGGATTTGCCAGTAGAGAATGTGATTATTACTGAGGCTTAATTGGAGGGGAAATGACGCAGTTATTTCGAAACGATGAAGCGTGCGAGTTTTTCTACAATATAACCCTCACAGCTAAGCAGCGAGTGATCATTGATGAGTTAGTTCAGATGAACTCTGAAATGGTTGGATCAAAGCCATTTGGTTACTTGCTTTACGATAACAACACATTTCCGGTACTGACCGGACTTAACCGTGATTTTTTCGCCGAAAACTACATGGCCATTTTGCAAGCAATGCAAACGGCTGGCACTTACGATTCATACACATTAGTCATTGAGCAAGTCGTAGGTAATGGAGTTGGGATCGAGTATTCCTCGCCAAGACCAAGACACTTAGTTATCAATATCTACAATGTAGAGTCGTACCAATCGAGACTGATCACCCCATCGAATCTATGGCTGGTTACGCCTTCTAATTTTGGATTGTTGGCACCGCAACCAGTATCGGAGTTTAAGTTAGCCCAACTTACCAAAATATTAGAAGTTCTCGCTAACCCATCTGGTACCTACTTAGAAATTACGTTTATTGAACCTATATTGCCAGACGCAGTGACAATAGCTGGCGTTCCAGCTTCGGTATTTCGAGGTGATACTGGTACGTTGTCAGCGACAGTGACTTATAGCGACGGCAACTCATCAACTACAGCGGAAGATTCCGGAATAGTTACATGGTCATCTAGCGATGAGTCAATACTCACAATCGATAGCTCAGGCAATTTTACTGCCTTAGACGCTGGCTCAGTAACGGTAACGGCCTTAGCTACATCCACCGATCCTGCTTATGGCAATAATGTCAGTGGTAATACAACGTTTAACATTTCACCAGTCGTACCTTCATCAATGGTCGTGTCTTCATTTCCAGATACGGTTTTTTCTGGCGATACTGGAACGCTTATCGCGACAGTAACGTATGTAGACGAACACGTTATAAGTACGTCAGATAACCCTAGCGTTGTGCAATGGACGTCAAGTAATGAATCAATATTAACGATTGATTCTAATGGCACATATACGGCTATAGCTGGTGGAGACGTTACGGTTACTGCCTTAGCTGTATCGGAAGATGAAACTTACGACGACAGCGTTTTTCAAACCATCACAAAAACCATTACTGCGGTTGTTCCTACCGCTGTTTCTATTACAACGCCAGTTCCAGAGCTGGCAGTAGGGGACACTGGCAGAACTACAGCTAGTGTGACATACAACAACGGGTCTGTAGTCAGTTCTACGGACAACCCATCGGTTGTAAATTGGAGCTCAAGTGATAGTACGAAAGCGTCAATAGATGCCAACGGATATTACTCAGCCTTAGCGCAATCTGACGCAGTGACATTCACTGCTGCATCATCTGAAAACGCCACTTTAAGTAATGGCGTAACTTTCAAAATTACCGATTTTGACTACACAAAAACAAAACTGGTAACACCATCAAACCTATGGTTAATCACCCCAGCTAATGAGGGCATTGCCGTACCACTGGAGACTAAATAATGAGCGATGTTGAGAAGTTACAATCAGAATTAGAAGCTATGAAAAAGCGAGTTGTAATGCTTGAGCAATTTATAAACTCAGCAACAAGAAGTGAGCCAGCAGGAACAACGACGGTAGGTTCGCTAACTAATATCTCAGACACTCAGCTTGCCGATAACCCACTGTTTTATGTTGAGCATGCTGATGGTGGATTGAATGTTTATTTGAGTCAGATTGTGGCTCAAGCACAAAAAGATATAGATGCTGGATCTATTACCTCTGGTACGTTAAACACTGATCGATTGCCAGTAATACCAGTAGAAAAAGTCCCGTCAGCAAGTGCAGCGAAAGACAGTGGGTCGGGTTGGGGTGGAGTTAGATATTCAATCAGTGGTAGTGATTTCACTCTAATAGTGGGGTAGAAAATGGCTTTTTTTGTAAAATTACCAGACGGTTCAACAAAAGAAATTCTTCGCTTTTTCGTTCAAAGAGATACGGTGACAGAATTTACATCAATGGCATTAGGTGATGGAACAGTTTTCGCCAGAAAGCCTCTTATAACCACTCAACCAGTGGGTGGCACAATTACGGACTCTCAAAGCTTAACACTGTCCGTTGTCGCTGATGGTCTAGGTTCCACGTTGTCTTATCAGTGGTACAACGGAAGCACTCCAATCTCTGGCGCTACTGGATCTAGCTACGTGTTTACTCCGTCATCAACTGGCAACCATACGTTCTTTTGTCGTGTATTTGGCTTTGGTGGATACACAGATACAAGTACGGTTACGGTTGTTGTTGAGGCGTCGATTGTGGCTCCGACTATTACAACCGATCCTGTTGGTGGAACCATTACTCAATTTGAAAACTACACAGCATCAATAGTTGTCGATTGGGGTGGGGAAACTGGCACGATAGTTTGGTTTTTGGATGATGCTGCTCAAGCAAGTAGTAACTCAACTAGCTTTACCTTTGTTTTGCCTAGTGTCGGAACTCATACAATTAGAGCTGAGGCAACGAACTCAAAGGGTACTGATGTTTCAGCAAATGCGACATTAACAGTTAATGAAGGTGTATCTATCCTAACCCCAGAAGAATACATTGAAGTGGGAACTTTAGCAGGAGACATAACCCATAGAGGATATGACAATTCCGACTTCGGTTCTTTAACATTTAAAATGAATGCGGTTGATGGTCAAGATGGAGACACATGTTCATTAGCTCGGCTTGATGCTGCTGATGCAAGTTCAACGCAAACGTTCAAAGAAAATTATATTAATTTCGTTGCTGATTTGGATGTTTACACGCATGCATCAATAACTTTAGATGGAGTTACAGCGGAACTGGATTTTGTTGGTGAGCCGACATTCGTACTCGCAAATTACCAATACAAATTCTCAAGACATACAACCGACGATCCAGAAGCAACTAAAATCTTTGACAAGCTTTGGAAC